GAAACTCGGCTGTTTCCTCGAATTGGTTCAGTCGGCCTGACGATCAAAAGTTTTTAACCCTCGACGATATGCTCGCCTATAAGAAGATAGACGCGCAGCGAATGACCTCTCGCACTGTTGACACTCACAAGATAAAGATCATTGGTGACTATGACGAAGTCAATCCCAGCCGGGGAGACATTCGTATTGAGTACGTCGACGATAATTACCGCGAGCACAACAACACCCCCACCAATTGGTCGTTTGGCCAACTGTCCCAGCTTGCCGGTGCACCTTCTGGTTACTTGCGAGACCTTCCGGCACCTATCGCGGCGGACTGTTTGCAGTGGGGTTTGAAATATAACCGTGGCAAGGAGCTAATCAAAGTCTACGGTAACCAAACCGACGGCGGCGAGTTAAGAGCTGCAACCGGTCCCGACTATGGCCGTATTTATGATTGGGAGATCCTCGAGCCTATCAAGCAATTGGTGGATGCAAGCGGCGGACGTTGGAAAGTTCCCGGTATGATGACGGGAAGCCGTGACGGCATGGCCGTCTATGACCCTGAAATTCCAGTGTCTATGGCTACCACCACGTTGTTTGCAAGTGACCGGGACGTGTTCGTCTTTTTAGTGGATGACCGCAACCCCATCGAAGTTGGAAAGCTTGCCAACGGCGAGCCCGATTTAATGTTTCGCGGCTTCTATGCTTGGAATTCCGAAACGGGTAGTAAGACGGCGGGTATAGCCGCCATGTATTTGCGCGGTGTTTGTATGAATCGAAACCTTTGGGGGGTCGAAAATTTTAGCGAAATTAAAATACGGCATACTAAATTCGCGCCGGATCGTTTCGCGCAGGAAGCCAGACCGGCACTACAATCGTTCGCCAACGGTTCGACCTCTACTTTTGTCGAGGGTGTACTTGCTGCCAAAGCTGCCAAGATTGCAAAGGATGATGCAGGCCGTTTTGACTTTTTAGTTAACCGAGCTGGATTGTCTGGACGCATGGCGAAAGCTGCCAACGCTCGCCACCTTGCAGAAGAGGGCCGCCCGGTCGAAACTGTTTGGGATGCTGCGCAGGCAATCACTGCAGTTGCCCGGGATATACCGCACCAAGATGCGCGTATAGATATGGAACGCAAAGCCGGTGCGCTATTGGATAAGGTGACAGCGTGATTATTTTAAGCACTAAGCAGCGCAAAGCCTTACACCGCAAGTGGGTCCAAAACAATCAGGGGCTGACTTATCAGGCATTCCGCCGCACTGTTTTGCCCGGGTGTGATTGCGTTATGGTGCGCTGGTCTGGTATGTGGCTAGGTATTGAGCTGGACGGATATACCCACAGTTAAAGTGTAGCCGTAACCGTTGTAAAATTAGCCCGCTTGACTGCGGGCTTTTTATTGCTTAAAGTATACGCTCTATCGCATACATTAATTAAAAAGGTCAATCATTATGTTAAAAACTGTTGAATATAGCGGCGCAACAAAAACCCGGGGCATTGCTGTCACCTATAGAGCGGGGGAGCGTGAAATGTATGGCACGTGCCCGGCATCCTGCGAAATGAATTGCAGCGGCAAAGGCTCGCAACAAATAGACCAGAACTATTTTGAGGCTTTACTAGGTGCAGTTCCGCGTCGTGGCGTCTCTTTTACTTACACTCATTTTGCGTGGCACCGGTGGGCGGACCGGTCCGACAAAGATAGCACCGGCCAGACTGTCGTTAACTTTTCAGCCCGTAATTTAGTAAGCGCGGCGGCGGCGTCCCGGGTAGTGCCTGCCGTGGTGGTGCTATCCCCGGACCAGTGGCAAAACGGAAAGCATACAATCGCCCCGTTATTTGGCGGCACCAATGGCCGCGGCGACTTTATCCAGACCGACGCCGTGCGGGTGGTCCGGTGCCCTGCCGAATATATAGATAATTTTTCCTGCGGTGACTGCGGCGACGGGATACCTTTATGTGCACGGGCTGACCGTGATTATATAATAGGATTTACTGCGCACGGTTCCGGCAAGAAAAAAGCGGCGGACCCTGACACCGACGGCGGATGTTATGCCGACGGCGGGCGTGTTCGATTACATTGGGACGCCACCGCCAACAGTGACCAGCCCGACGAAACCGACGGCGAGAAGCTGCAACGGTTCGCCAAAGGATTAAAAGCGGGCTCAATCCTGCGTCACCACGTAGCGGGCGACATCGGATAAACTTTACTTTATAGGATATTATCCCATATACTTCTATACAGCGGCGAGCAAAAGCCGCTAAACCTTAACTTCACGGAGTAACGAAAATGAGTTTTCAGATGACTACGAAGGATATCAAGAAAGGGGAGTTTGTTCGCAAAAAACTTGGTTCTAGAAAAACGTACACCCGGGGCGACTATGACCGCTCGTATAAAGTTTACGAATTACACGACGAGGACGACATCAGCCGATCAATCCACGTCAAAAAAGACGCTTTGTTATGGGTTGATTTTGAGTATTAGTATTAAATTAAACCTTCATTAATACTTTTTAGCCCGCTGGACTGCGGGCTTTTTATTGCCTTCGTTTAAGGTAGTTAAACAAGCCGGGCCCTGCGCCGCGTCCGGTGTCCAGAGCGTACCGCGTGCGGTGGCTGGCTGGTGGTCCGGTGGTCCGGTGGCTGGTGGTCCGGTGGTCCGGTGGTTGACAATAACTATTATTAACTGGTAAAGTGTTTTTTCTTACAATAATTAAGGCCCGACACGATGACACGTTCAGACTACCAACAAGAAATAACAGAGCTGGCTACTGATATTTTAGATAACTCCAATAGTGATGATGATTATTATGACGCCGTACACGAGACCGTAGACGGTCATGAGTGGATCATTTATTACGCACACAATACCGAGGTGATACAGCACACAGACAACGCCAGTGCTTATGAGGATGTTTACAGTTCAGAGGATCTAGGCGATCTGGTAAAAGATAAGGGTGTGTTAGGGCTGAATACTATGATAGCTTATTTCGCAATGGCACAAGACCTTCTGGAGGAAATCAATAGTCTTCGCTCAACAACCGAGGCAAAAGAAAATGGCACCTATTAAGTAGTCAGGCACTACCCTAGGATCTCGGCCCGCCCTCGCGGGCCTTTTTTTGTCTACTATTTAAGGCGTACCGGGTCCGGTGGCTGGTGGAAGTTAAACCGTGGACCGTGGAAGTTAAACCGTGGACCGATGACCGTGGACCGTGGACCGATGACCGTGGACCGTGGACCGATGACCGTGGACCGTGGACCGATGACGACGCCGAGCATCTCACCTGCACCCGGCCCCGGCAGCCCGGACCGCAGTAATCGCCCCGGGTCCCCCTGATATCGGGTCATATTTCACGCTAAAAAGACCAAAAAACGCGGTCCACGCCACGAGGCCTCAGGCCGTGGGGGGAAGAGCTAGGGCCATGTTTCTCTCAAATATTCATCAGAAATTTTAAATAGACTTTAACTGTCTTATATAAGCGTGTAATATTGCATATAACAAACGTTTTTCTTGCTGGAATGTTCCACGTGGAACACTGTAAATCTGCGTGACAAAAGTTAAAGGGACCCCCATGAGTAGAGCCACAAATCCTGCTGTAGAGGAAAAAACATTAAAGCTTCAACTGCGTTTAGCGCAGCTCGAAAAAAATGAAGAATGCCAATTTAATTTTTTAAAATTTGTAAAAGCTATGTGGCCGGAGTTCATTGCGGGTCGTCACCACAAGATTATTGCTGACAAGTTGGAGCGGGTCGCGAGCGGCGATCTGAAGAGGTTGATTATCAATATGGCACCAAGGCACACGAAGAGTGAGTTTGCGTCTTTTCTCTTTCCTGCGTGGATGATGGGCAAGAATCCGAAGATGAAGATTATACAGGCGACGCACACGACGGAGTTGGCTGTAAATTTTGGTCGTAAGACAAAAAACCTTTTGGACTCGGACGATTATAAAAAAATATTTACTAACGTGAAGTTGGCGGCGGACAGTAAGGCCTCTGGTCGGTGGGACACGAGTTCTGGTGGTATGTATTATGCCGTGGGCGTTGGATCAAACTTAGCGGGACGTGGTGGTGATTTAATTATTATTGACGATCCTCATTCGGAGCAGACGGCGATGTCGACGGCGGGTTTTGATGATGCGTGGGATTGGTACACGGGCGGTCCTCGACAGCGTTTGCAGCCCGGTGGAGCGATTGTTATTGTACAGACACGCTGGTCGGAAAAAGACATGACGGGTCAGTTGTTACGGGCGATGGCTAAAGATCCATTAGCCGATCAGTGGGAGGTTGTGGAACTTCCTGCAATATTTGCGGACGGTACGCCGTGTTGGCCGGAGTATTGGAGTTTGGAGGATTTGATTGCGGTCCGCGCATCGATACCGCCGAGCAAGTGGAACGCGCAGTACCAGCAGAATCCTACGGGTGAAGAGAGTGCGATTATTAAGCGGGAGTGGTGGCGGATATGGGACAAGGAGAAGGTTCCCCAGTTGGAGTTTGTGATTCAGAGTTACGATACGGCATTTTCTAGGAAACAGACTGCGGATTATTCTGCGATTACGACGTGGGGGGTATTTTATCCTAACGAAGGTGGTAGTGGTCCCAATTTAATTTTGTTGGACAGTGTGAAAGGTCGTTGGGATTTTCCGGAGTTAAAGGGGAAAGCATTAGAGCTTTATAATTTTTGGGAACCTGATACAGTGATAATAGAAGCAAAAGCGAGTGGAACGCCACTGACGCACGAATTACGTGCTCAGGGTATACCGGTTGTTAATTTCACGCCGAGTCGTGGTAATGACAAAGTAACGAGAGTGCATAGTGTGTCACCTTTGTTTGAAGCTGGCATGGTCTGGGTTCCGAATGAGACTTGGGCTGACGAATTAGTAGAAGAAGTTGCGGCTTTTCCAAACGGAGAGTTTGACGACTTGGTAGATAGTATGACACAAGCCCTTATGCGGTATCGTCAAGGTAATTTTGTGCGTCTTCCAACGGATGACTGGGAAGATGAAGAAAAATCTGCTAAAGTTAGTGTGTATTATTAACAAAGCCCTAGGCTTAATTACAGGATATTACCGTGGTAACTAAAACAAAGCCCATGGCGGTTAGAACAAAGCGCCCTTCTTCCAGCAAAGGTCCACAGCCCATGGCGGTTAGAACCAAGCCGGTAGCACACTCTTTATCCACGGACCGTTTAGCAAATCCGATGCAGAGTATGGATGTTAAGAAGAATATTAAGGCCAAGCCTACGGAGCAAGCAAACCGACCCATATTGTCAGACAAGGCTGCTCGAATGATTGGAAATAGTCTTAAAGGTTTTGGCATTGCGGGTACAGCACTGACCTTGGGTAAAGCGGCTATTGATGCGGTGAGCTCTCTTCCCGGAGGAAAAAAGAAAGGAACGGCCCCTGCTTTTAGCAAGGATGGTAGAATCAAGAAATGAACCAAACTGCGGTAAACCTTGGAGCAGGCGGTTTTGTCTCGTATTTTGAAGATGGAGGTGCTACGGTCCTTTTAGAATCACCGATGGAAAACAACCAAGAGTTTTCTGAGGAACAGGCCTATGTTGAGCAAGGTGTTGGAGCGTTTATTGAAGATCGATTTTTTTCTGATCCTCCAGAAGGCACGGAAGGAATCCCTTTACCACTTAATGCTTCTACTCAAAACGACATACGAAGTTCTGGTCGCACAAATTCAGAAAATCGAGATTTATATTATCCGGAAGGGCAAACTTTTTTTGAGGCGCTTGCGGACACTTACAACTACCCTACTGAAGAATTGTCTGAAGGTGTCTACGGCATTGATCTTGAGAACGGTGCAACGCGCCATCAACGTCCGCGTCTCGATATGCCTACTCCTCAAGAGTTGGAAGATGTAAGAGCGCACATGCTTGGTTCGGCCATCACGGCCCGTGGCTATGGGCCCGAGACATCTAGGAAAGTGGGCGATGTTCATGAAATGTTCTTTAGTAATCGCGCTCATGCGGCCATGGACAAGCGGAACAATGCGGTAGGAATAAATCTTTTTAAGAAAGCTGGCATAGATGCAAGTACGTCGCAACTTACAGAACTGGTAGACAAACGCATCTTTGAACAGTTAAATGTAATTCTAGGTAGGACACCGGAGGAACAGGGTTCCCCGACAGACAAGCCGCGATGGAGTAAAAATTTCAGGAGCCCCGCAGATGGTCCTGACTTATACTTCCCTCGTGACAACTCAGGTTATTTCTTACCGGATCATTAGGAGCGTTTATGGCAACCGGAAAAACAAATGCGAGTTTGATGGACAGAAACATTCCATCTCAAATGAGCATGGCTGACATGTCGGCTGAAATTGAACTAGAACTTCCCGGATCACAAAACGACGTCATGGCGATGTTAAATGCCGAGGATGTTGAAAGTATTGAGATTACCTCTGAAGAAGACGGTGGGGTAACGGTGGATTTTGATCCTACTGATCAACGGGGCGAGAGCCTTGAGTTTAGTGCTAACCTTGCGGAAGAGATTCCGGACCGCGAGCTGGGGCGCATATCCTCTGAGCTGCTGGGCGAGTTTGATGCTAACAAAGCCAGTCGTCAAGATTGGGAATACGCGTATTCCAATGGCCTTGAGCTGTTGGGCTTTAACTACGAAGAGCGCACACGGCCTTTCCGTGGAGCCTCTGGTGTAACTCATCCTTTATTAGCCGAAGCGGCCACACAGTTTCAAGCACAAGCCTTTAACGAATTACTGCCTCCCTCGGGTCCTGTCCGAACGGTAGTGATGGGTAAGAACACGACTAAGAAGGCGCAGCAGGCACAACGCGTTCAGTCGTTTATGAACTACTACATTACAAATGTTATGGAAGAATACACTCCAGACATGGATCAAATGTTATTCTTTTTGCCGTTAGCTGGCTCTACTTTTAAGAAGACATATTACGATGAGACGCTAGACAGAGCAGTGTCCAAGTTTGTTCCGGCGGAAAATCTTGTGGTTCCGTATGAGACCGCAGACCTTGCTTCATGTCCTAACATTACACAAGTTGTTCGTATGTCGTTAAACGATTTACGCAAACGACAGGTGGCGGGACTGTACTTAGATGTTGAAGTAATTCCCTCACAGAAAGAATTGACTTCGCTTACGGGAGAGATGGACCGTCTAGTTGGAGTGGAAGCCAATCAGATTGATTATGACTGCACAATATTAGAGTGTCATGTGGATTTGGACCTCGAAGGCTATGAAGACATTGATGAAGACGACGAGTTTACGGGGATTAAAATTCCTTATATTGTCACGATTTCCGAGGATAATGGACAGGTTTTATCAATTCGTCGCAACTATCTCGAAGAGGATTCCCTCCGTAAGAAGATCAGTTACTTCACACACTACAAGTTTTTACCCGGTTTTGGCTTTTACGGTCTAGGCTTGATACACACTATTGGTGGCTTGTCCCGGACAGCGACTTCTGCACTTCGACAGTTGATTGATGCCGGTACGCTCTCTAACCTTCCTGCTGGCTTCAAGGCTCGAGGACTACGGATCAGGGATGACGATGAACCTTTACAACCCGGTGAGTTCCGAGATGTGGACGCGCCCGGTGGAGCGATTCGAGACAGCTTAATGCCGTTACCTTTTAAGGGCCCTGACCAAACATTGTTTCAATTACTTGGATTTGTAGTTGATGCCGCACAACGGTTTGCCACGATTACTGATCTTAAAGTAGGTGATGGTAATCAACAGGCTGCTGTTGGTACGACGATGGCTATGATGGAGCAAGGCGCACGTGTAATGAGCGCGGTCCATAAGCGTTTACATTATGCTATGCGTCAGGAATTTAAGATTCTTGCCCGAGTGATGTCTGAGAGTTTGCCCCAAGAGTACCCGTATTCTGTTCCGGGTGGCGATGAAACGATTATGCGGGAGGACTTTGATGACCGTGTTGACGTTGTTCCGGTCAGTAATCCTAATGTATTTAGTCAAGCACAGCGTATAATGTTGGCTCAGACGAAGATGCAGCTCGCGGCCCAAGCCCCAGAAATACATAACCTCCATGAAGTTTACCGTGATATGTACGAAGCGTTGGGTGTTACCGACATAGATCGCATAATGAAATCTGTGCCTGCGGAAGAGCCAACACCTATTGATCCCGCACAAGAAAACATTAACTCTTTAGATATGCTTCCGCTTAAAGCCTTTGAAGGTCAAGACCACGAGGCGCATATTAAAGCGCACTTGGTTTTTGGAACGAGTCCTATTGTTGGTAGTATGCCTCCGGTAGCGATGACGCTTCAAAAGCATGTTATGGAACACGTGCAGATTTCCTCTAAGGAACAAGCCGCCGTTGCTTACTTGCAACAGGTTCAGCAATCCGGTGGTCAACCAGCAGACGAAGAGCAGATGCTTGAAATTGAGCGTATGACTGCGCAGTTTATTGCAGAAGGTCTGCAAAAAGTGAAAGACATGTCTGGGGAAATGTCGGGTGCAGGTGCCCCTGATCCATTGGTTCAGTTGAAGGAAAAGGAGATTGAGGTTAAGTCGCAGGAGAATCAAGCGGATAATCAGATTGATCAAGCCAAGTTACAGCTGGATCAAAAGAATCAAGCAATGCGGTCGGAGCAATTTGGTAAACGGATTGCGGCCCAAGAACGTCAGACAGGCGCTCGTATTCAATCAGCAATGGACAGAGAACTACTTAAACAAACTAATCGGGATAATTAATCATGAAAAATCGAACAGTAAAAGTAAACGGGTCTACCCCGAGCAACCCCCCTAAAGCGGTTGATTATGCCGATATTAAAGACCAAGGTAAAATTCCTTACGGTAAGACAGCTCCGGCTCCTGTGGCTGGTGGTTTGACTGATTTTGCTAACACACCTCGTAGAATGAGGACCCGTGGCACGGGTGCCGCGATCAAAGGCACGACCCACATGGGTTACTAAAGTGGCTATTGCAAAAAGCTCTAGTAAAAGTAAACTACGTTCAAAGGTCGTTAAGAAGGTGCCTAACCGCGCTTTAAAAAGTTTTAGCCCTATCGCACGTCCTCAACGTTTTATAGGAGTGTTGTAATGTTCCGTTATGAATCCAAAGACATCGACGGCGTTCCTTCTCTTGCTAACATAACTAGTCGCCTCCAAGAATACGAGCCCTTCGAGCGCGAAAAAATCATGCGGGATTGGCTTAAGGCTCATGCAAACCGGACACCAGCGGTAGAACCCGGACCAGCGGTAGAACCAGCGGTAGAACCAGAACCTTACGTTCCTATTGATGTAGCAGTTCCAACGGATTACCCTTACGTTCCTATTGATGTAGAAGTTCCAACGGATTACTCTTACGCCCCTGTTGGCGTAGAAGTTCCAACGGATTACTCTTCAATAAATGGCTCGAACACGCCCGATACTGCTTTGGGCCTTGGGTCGTTGGCTTCAAATCTTGCACCCGCGCAACAGCAAACACTGATCAATCAGCTTTTGCAGCAGGGGATAGACCCCCGTAGCGTATTTACCCAAGGTGTTCTAGCGCCTTCAGGCAACGTGTTTGAAAGACCCTATGCGCAGCAGGGCATAGGCTCGCTTAACAGGCTTCTTTAAGGAACCATTAGGAATACGGTTAAAAGGGTGGTATAGGGTATCTTACTAATTTATTTTAAGGAGGGATTATGATTCAAGCATTGATTGGCCCTATAGTGGGCTTGTTGGATAAGTTTGTAGAAGACAAGGATCAAAAAAGTGCCTTAGCACATGAGATTGCTACGTTAGCAACTCGCCAAGCACATGAATCCGCCATGGGTCAGATTGAAATAAATAAGGCCGAAGCAGGCCATAGGAGTCTTTTTGTAGCGGGGTGGCGACCATTCCTTGGTTGGGGTTTAAGCTTCGCTATGATTTGGCATTTTGTTTTAGTGCCGATGGTTACCTTTTGGTTTGCTTACGCTGGTGTTGCGGCACCTGAGCTACCTGCGTTTGAAATGGAAAGTCTTATGACCGTGTTGCTTGGGATGTTGGGTCTTGGTGGACTTCGCACGTTTGAGAAGGCAAAAAGATTAACAAAATGAGCTATAAATTATCTAGCGGAAGTCTGCTTAATTTGCAAGGGGTACATCCTTTGCTAGTAAGTGTGGTGCAAACCGCTATTAAACTTACGGCGACAGATTTTGGTGTTATCCAAGGCGTTAGAACTTTAGCGGAACAACTAGAATTGTTTGAAAAAGGCGCTTCTAAAACCATGAAGAGTTTTCATTTATTGCAAGACGACGGTTTTGGACACGCGGTTGATCTTATGGCGTATATTGGGTCAAGATCGTCTTGGGAAATGTCTCTATATGATGACTTAGCTGATGCTATGAAAGAATCCGCCCTTGAGCATGGCGCTCATATTCGTTGGGGAGGTGCATGGACCGTGGACAATATCGCGCAGTGGGACGGAACGATGCAAGAGGCTATGGATAGTTATATTGATAGGCGCCGGTCTCAGAGCCGTCGTCCGTTTATTGATGGTCCTCACTTCGAGCTACGATCTATCCCATAATTTTGCAGTTTACCCTAGCTCGTCCCATATAATGTGTGATAAGATTATATCGGACAATGTTTGATTATATGCGAGGGGTGGATAGATGGATGAATTATATGTAGCCGAGGCTGTTTTTAGAATTGCAAAAGAAAGGCGGCAAGGCATAGCAGATTTAATGCTTCATGGTAATGTTAAGACCATGGAACAATATCGTGGGTTAATGGGCAATTTAGAGTGTCTTACTCACGTGGAACAGGAACTAAAAAGCCTGCTAGATAAACAAGAGCAATCCTTATGACAGTAACAACGAAAGACCCCGATTCGGGTAAAACAGCGTTAGAAATTGCCCGCGATGAAAGAGCCTTGGCTCAAGCCACAGAAAAAGAAACAAAAAAGGAAAAAGATGACGTTAAGAAATCCGACGGAAAGAATGCGGCTAACCTAGCGGATGCTTACGTGGACACGCCACGCCTTAACCCTGACGCTATCGGGAAAACTCTCTTAGACCGAATGCCTAATCCTACGGGCTGGCGGATTTTAATCTTACCTTACCAAGGTACAGGAAAAACCGCAGGCGGTATTTTTCTTCCTACAGAAACTGTAGAGAAAAGCCAAATTTCCACCCAAGTTGGTTATGTTTTGAAGATGGGCCCATTGGCCTATCAAGATACAGTCAAGTTCCCTTCTGGACCGTGGTGCCAAGAAAAGCAATGGGTTATGTTTGCCCGGTATGCGGGCTCGCGTTTTCAGATTGATGGTGGAGAAGTAAGAATCCTTAATGATGATGAAATTTTATCAACCATTCTGGACCCGGAAGATATACATCAATTAACTTAAGGAGATAAAAATGGCTGAGAATAACGAAGTTGAATTAGACGTCGGTGATGCGGAAGAAGTAGAAATAGAGGTGATGGACTCTGATATTGATAATGAAGATAGTTCTGAAGATCAATTTTCCAAAGCTGAAACCTCCACTCAAAAGCGCATTAGTCGTCTTACTAAAAAAATGCGTGAAGCGGAGCGCCGTGAGCAAGAAGCTATTCAGTATGCTAAAGCGGTACAAGGCGAGTCAAACAACCTTAAACAACGGCTGTCTAGCTTAGATACCAGTTATGTTACCGAGTACACCACTCGTGTTAATACTCAAATGGCTCAAACGGAAGCTAAATTAACTCGTGCGATGGAATTAGGGGATAGTCAAGCGGCTGTTGAAGCTCAACGCGAGCTTACTTCGCTTGCTATTCAACAAGATAGAGCCAGTCAAGCTAAGTCGAGTTCGGATAGAGCACGGCAACAAGCTGAAGCAGCACAACAACACCAAGCTCGTCAGCCAATGCCAGCACAACAGCCTAGAAGGCCTGATGCTAAAGCAGAGCAGTGGGCATTGCGTAACAGTTGGTTTGGTTCAGACGAAGCAATGACTTATGCGGCGTTTGGAATACACAAAAGATTAGTGGAAGAAGAAGGATTTGACCCCAGCGGAGAAGACTACTATACTGAGCTGGATCGCCGTGTCGCGGATAAATTCGGGAACGGCTCAAAAGGCACCAACAGACGACCCGCTCAGACAGTCATTGGCGCTTCAAGAACACCATCTGGGCGCAGTAGTGGGAGAAAGGTCCGACTCACCCCGAGCCAAGTTGCAATTGCAAAAAAACTGGGTGTGCCGCTTGAAGAATATGCGAAATACGTGAAGGAGTAAAAAAATGACTGAACAAAATGATAAAGAACAAAATAGTTTGTCTATAAACCGTACTTCTCGCGCTAACCAAACTCGGGAGAAACAGGCTGTTCGTAAGCCATGGGCTCCCCCGTCTATGCTAGATGCACCACCTGCCCCTGATGGTTTTAAACATCGTTGGATTCGCGCCGAAACGCGTGGCTTTGATGATACAAAGAACATCAGTGCCAAATTAAGGGAAGGTTATGAACTGGTCCGTAAGGACGAGTATCCTGACTTTGAAAGCCCTACTG